GGAGTTGCAACTCAAGCCCGCGAAAAAGCTCCGCAAGCTCTTCTGGCATAGCGTCTAGGATTTCAGGCGAAAACGGGTATTTCATTCGACCTCATCTTGCTTTTCGGTATTCATATCTTCCATGCTAGGAAGTGACGCCTTTGCCGTTTCAGGGTCTTCGTTCATCCACTTGGCCCGAAACTCCCAATCGTTCATAATACCAGCGTTGAGCAAACGCATATCCTTCTCAAAGTCTGCGGTCTTGTCCTCGATAATACTATCATCGAAGTCAACACTGATTTCCACGTTCTCGTCCAAGTCGCGGTTCATGTAGACATTGCCCATATAGAGCAACAAACGGCAGATATCAACAAGCACCGCTTCCAAGACGATTTCGTGCTTCTTGATGGTACGGAACATTTCGCTGTTTTCACTAATAATCTGTGTAGCAGTAGACACGTTGCCGTTATCAAACTTGTAGTGTTTGTCACCAAAGCCGCATTTGGACGACAGCATATTGAGCTGGTCTTGCAGTCCCTGTGTATGCTCTTGCGTCCGTAGAGACATGTCGATGGGCTTGATGATATCGCCATCCGATATATCCTCTGGTAGCACATAGAACGTCACATCATTGGGGTCGTACACGCAATCGCCATCTTCGTTTTTGGTGGCGGCTGGCTTAATCATAATGCGCTTCTTGCCAAGTACGAACTCGTTCACATAGCTGTCGTATGCCGTGTCGACGCCCTTCAACACATCAATAGCATTTGCATAAACAGAGATGCCCATCGGGTTATTGTCCTCGATGTTGTTTGCGATGTTGTATCTGCCGATAACGAACTGCGGTCTCTCTCCCGCCGTATAGCTATCTGGGACATTGGCGTAATTTGGCACCGTACTAAGCGGCACATCTTTTAGCGTTCCGCTGGTGTTTTCATACATACGGCTTTCAATTACATATCTGTTCTCACGCAGTACATGGATTTGCAGATACACATATTTGTTGCCGTCATAGAACAGCTCAGTTGCAAAAGCGCATTCAGTGATGTTTCTGCCCCGCCATGACAACGGATAGATGCCGCCGCTGATAAAGTCCATGGTAATTTCGGCAGCGCTGGCGTTTGTATTCCCGCTCTCGTCTACCGCAAGCCCATCGACGTGAGGGATAACGGCGTATGTGCCACGGGCGGCGCACTTTTCTTGTAGCTCATTCATGTTTACCTCAAAATCATTTTTGGCAAACACTTCATCAATGAATTCCTGCTCCTTTTTGCCCTCTAGGGTAATATCAACCTTTTCGTTCATTAAGAGGTTTGCCCAATCCTCGCAAACCTTCTTTGCCATCCCAAGGCTGTATCTCTTACAGTTAATCTTTTTTTGCCCGTTCCACACAGAGAAGTTGTGGAAATCCGCCACGTTGCCCTTATACCAGCTATCCCAACCGTCAACACGGGCATACCAGTCTTCACTTATGGTCTGAAAGCATCCTCATAAATACTCGCTCCAAAGCGTAGCGGGTCGCGTCAATAATGTGGTTGTTCTCGTCTGGATATCCGCTTATGATATCGCCGTCCCTGTTTCTCTCATACTCGTAGTTAACAAATTCCGTGTATGCGTTTGGCGTCCGTCTGCGGTCTATTACTATCTTTCGCCGCTGTAACCACTTCATGCCGTAATCAACACTGCCTGGGCCTTTTACCGCCGCTTTTGCTGGAATACCCATCGAACGGTAATCGGCGCAACTCTTAGGCTCGGCGCTGTCGCAGGTCACATAGGTGTCGGTGTAGTTGTGTTCTTTAATCCAGTTGCCCGTTGCCTCATTGCTCTGCTTGTTGGCATAGTGTTCGTCTATGAGATAAATTGTTTCCCTATTTCTGTCATAGTGCAAACGAATAAAGGCGTATGGGTCTGGGAACCATCCCCAGTCTGTGCCTTGATAGATATGGTCGAAGCGTTTTACTTCCTCGTCCGTTATCTCTCGAAGCTCCAAGTTATCGAACACGTTGCCGCCTGTACCAACAGGTATGCCGAGATATTCATGCTGGTATGTTCTGAAATCTGTGGCCTTTAGGTGTTCGGCTTCGGTTATGAACTGCTCTCCAAGCCACTCAATAGGCGCTTGCAGATACGTAGAACTATGGCACAATCGGTCTGTTCGTTCTTCCAGACTGTCTATGTTCGCCCAGTTGTCACGGCTTATCGGCGGGTTGTAGCTCTCAAAATTCCAGAACTCAGAGCCGCCGCGCATAGTGGACTGTAGGATGGTTCGTATTTCGCTGCGACCCGCGAACTGGTCTTTTTCCTCAAAGTGCGTAACGGCTATATAACCAAACGGCACCTTGATGGACTTTATCTTCATCGGGTCGTCTGCGCCACGAAACATTATCTTCTGCCCGGTCTTGCGATATACAAGCTCCATCGGCGCGACTTTCGCATCCCAGTATGCCGCCATCCCCAATTCACCTATCGCCCATATGTATTGAGCATAGACGCTATCCCGGATGGTGTTGGCAACCTTACGAAGCACCAGCGCATGAGTGTTGGGATGCGTTAACAGGATAAGCGGCACCATCAGAGACACCGCAGAGGACTTCAAAGAGCCGCGCCCGCCAGACAAGTCATAGTGAGTATGCCCGTGCTGAAACACGTCCCTTGCTACGTCCTTGTATGCCGGGCCTATGAGCGTTGATAACTTAATCTCAGACATCAATAACCACCGTCACGCCATTATCGGGCGGCTCGCGTTCTTCCTTGGTATCTGCCTGATTGAGATACTGTTTGCCTAACCAAATAGCCATAGATGCGTTTTTCTTTGCAAGCTCGAACTGGTATCTTCGCAGGCTAGATTTGCCTACCCCAGCAAACTTTTTATAGACTTCCGCAAAAGATGAGCCATAAGTGCGCTTTGCCCACCGCTCCACCGTATCTTCCGAGCACATCAAAACAACCGCGATTTCAGATAACGTACACTGAATACCGCAGAGCGTTTCAAACTGTTTTTGGTTGATTTCAATCGGCGGTCTGCCCGTTTTCGCCATCTTTAGCCTTCTTCCACTTCTCGTTCAGTATCATCGGCGTGCAGTGCGTCCAGTCCACATAGTGATGTATTCTCTCATGCCGTGTGCCTGTAGAACCGTCGCCCAATGTCGCCACCTTTACACACGATGGGCTGTATAGGATGGAATAGAATGTTTTTACATATGTTCCCAATGCAAGGTAGGCGTCAGTCAGTCCGCCAGCGTTGGCCTGTGTAATGCCTTGGTCTAGCTTCCAATCCGCAACCTGTAAGAACAGTTTCCCTTGCTGTCCTAGATACGTGTATGCCGTTGTATCTTCGTTTAGGCGACCGTAAAATTGGAATGGTCTATCAGTACGGCAGAAAAACATATTCATGGCCTTGCGTCGTACACGCGAGCGCCAGATAATGCCGCCTAATCCTCCGATGTAGTCCCCGCCCTGTGCAGGTGCAACGGTCACGGCTCCGGTCACATCGAGGAAGTCATACATGGCTTCAAAGACTTTGTCCAGGCTCTTGATTGCAAAGCCCTTGAGTTGTCCGTTCACTTCTGCCCTATAGTGGAAACTGCCGTAATCATCATCGACTTCGCAAAAGTGTGTCAGCCCTAAGTCTGCGGCTATCTTGTGGCAAGTGTTTCTGGCAAAAACTACCACATTTCGCTCTGGCTTGGTATCGGCGGTATCGGTATATTCGGATGCTTCGGCTTTGCTGAAAACGATTACGTTTTCCTCGCCAAAGTTTTCCCGGTATTTGTCGCCCTGTTTGTCCTCATCGTCAATTATGAGATAGATGCGGCCTGTATAGCCCTGTCGGCGGAGCGTCTTATACGTTACGACGTTGTCCGCTCTGCCGTGGGTGAGGATAAATACTGCGTCATTCCTCTCCATAGCCGTCCTCCGTCATAAGGTCGGTTACGGTTTTTCTAAGGACTGCATAGCCATTCTTGCAAGCATCGTTGTAGTCGATAATGACCAGCGCGTTATCTTCCATGAGGCTTTGCATTTCCTCGCTGGCTTTCCCTGCGTAATAGTCGGCAATCAGCTTGTAGTTAAACTTCAAATGCCGCCCCGCCGCCATAATCAGAAATGCTTTTTCCTCGTCAGTTAATGTGGACGAGGTGATGCTTTTAATGAGCTTGTCGTATTTCTCCGTATCGACGCACTCCGTCAGCTTTACGTCCTTGCCGCTGGGCTCATACTGCGGGATGTCTACCTTGCTGGTGTAAATGTTTTCGGTCTCCTGCTGTTCCTCTTCCTCGTCAAGGAACTCAAAGCCAAAGTCCTCCATGTTGATGTCAAGGATTTCGCCAAGCTCTAAATCCAGCAGGTCAAAATCCCATTCTGCAAACTCATTGGTTTTGTTATCTGCCAGTCTATAGGCTTTGGCCTGTTCCTCTGACAGTTCTGTCGCATAAACAACAGGCACTTCTTTCAGTTTTAGTTTCTTCGCAGCCTTTAGCCGGGTGTGGCCTACAATGATAACGCCGTCCTTGTCTACGACGATAGGCTGTTGAAATCCGAACTCCTTAATACTTGCCGCCACCTTATCAACGGCGGCGTCATTCAGTCGCGGGTTTTTCTCGTACGGTGTGATTGCGTCAATAGGCACATACTTGACTTCCATGTCAGCGCTTCATTCTCCCTCCGTGAATTGTGTATACTGCATCGTCAAATTCGATTCGCTGTTTTCGCTTGTTCTTGATTTTGTCAAACTCAGTCCGCCATGCTTTGTATTCTTCGCAGCTTCCCCAGCAAGGCGGGTTTCTATTCTTGCAATTTAAGCACGGGCCGTCTAGTTTCATATTCTTACCTCATGGCGGGTAGCGGGACCGGCACTACCCGCCACTTGAAATGGAGGTGGCCTTGCCGGAGTTTCACCGGGGCTGCATACCTAGTATGCAGAGCCGCTTCTTACAGGCGCGGCTTATCGAAAGGAGACACGATTCCTGAGAACAGGAAGATGATGCGCGTCTACGTCTATATTTTATCATATCGCCGTATTACGTCCACTTGCACTTGTGGTATAGTTTCGCCGTTTTTTACTGATTTCCAAGGGCAAATTCGTCTAGTGAGACGTTATAGAGCCTTGAAAGTTGGATGGCGGTTTGTAAAGACATATTCACTTCTCCCTGCTCCCAACGGCGGATGCTGTGAATTGAATACCCGATATTGAGTGCGGCTTGCTCTTGCGTTAGGCCGCTTTTTCTTCGGGCGTTTTTGATGTTTCGTGCGATATCATTCATACAAACTCAACCTCAATGTCATACTCGTCTCTTAGTGCGTCTACAACGTCGTTGAACTTGATACGACCATCAACGATAGCGTCCACGTTTGCGCTGTACTTGTCGTGAAACTGATTCATCTGCTCCAGCGTCGGGCTGAATACGTCTTGCACAGACAGACAAGCAACTGCGATAGCGAACTCTATAGCTTCTCTGCGCCCGAGCTTATACGCTGATTGAACGTCGGCAACCGTCGCTGGTCTGCGTCGTGGATTAACCTTGTTCGACATAGCGCCACCGCCATCCGCCCGACGTTCTTTCGGGATATCCTCTCGCCGCAAATCCAACAGACGGAAAAGCTAGGTAGTTCTTTTCTGCTGCTTCTCTTGCGCTTCTGTACTCTGCCAGCACTTCGCCTGTCTCTCGGTCAAGTTTCTGTATGCGTTTTGCTTTCATGTCTCAGTTCCTTTCATGCGTCAGTAATCACAACTTCTGTCCTCGGATGCTCTTTGTCGTACAAAACCCTACTTCCGTCATGTGATGCGGCAATATTGCAGTTATCATCCACAAGCACTTTGTTTGTCACAAGCAAATCGTCAAGAGCTTCGAGCAAGTTCGTCAAGTCTACACGTCGGCGCGTCGGCATGTAAAAAATGCACTTGATGTTCACTGGATTGTCTATCATCAATCCGCGATATTTGCCTATCAGATACGAAGCGCAGCGCTCGTACTCTTGATACTTCGCAGACGGGATAGGAATAATCCTATCCCCCTGCTTAATAAGACGCTGGCTGTTCTTCTTCGTAACCGGGGCAAGTGGGATTGTGAACGACAACGACCATTCCTTAGAGCATATATCGCAGTCGCCAGGACAAGGGTAGCCGTCGCAGTCAAACGACCAGCGCCACTTACTGCAACTCATTTCTTTTCGTCCTCCCAGCGCTTCATGTAATCGTCGATTGAGGTTGAGTCAGGATTCATGATAGAAGCTCCCGCCTCCTGTTTGAGCCAGTCGAGCCAGCAATCGCAACAGTCCGTAACTCTGGTTGTGTCACAGTTGTAATCATTAGGGCATCTTTCTGACAATTCAACAAGCACGTCCGCCAGTTCTTCATCACTCATAGCCCGGATGAGGT